TAAGGCTAAGATCCATAATATTAAGGCTAAGATCCATACTAAAACAACTTCATATAGGATCATCTTCAGCTCCTAAAAATTTTTTAAGTTCTAAGATGTAGCCATCTTTATATTGACTAGAAAGTTCAGTGCCTGTCATATACATTCTTAAAAGATGCCCTGCTATGAGGCCTATTCCACTACCAAGAAATGGGATGAAACCTACACTTCCTGGTTTAGTAAAAGTAGAATATAGTTCTAGCATTAAAGGAAGAGGCCGTTGAGTAGGATGGTATTTTTGACTGGAAGGAATTCTTTCATACTGAAAATTGTTAGACCTTCCTGGTTTGGCAAGGATAGCTTTACCTTTACGAGCATAAAAGAAAGGTTCATAGGAGTTAGAGAGAGATGTTTCAGGTTGATTAGTTTGATTTTGACCTGGGCCTTCTAAAGAAGCTTTAGTCCATATAGCAGGAATTCGAGAAAGAATAAATCCTGCATTTTTTAAAAGAAGATAGACTTCTTCAAACCAGGGATCTTGAGCAAACCAGCAAATTAACCAACTACCCTCTTTAAGTACACGGTAAGATTCTTCAAATACAGATTTTAAAAAATCTGAGTAGACCGATGCATCAATTTCGTTATATCCTATACAAGTAGAATTTTTCTTTACTGCTTTAAGATCTATAGAATATGGAGGGTCTATTTCTATGAAGTCTAAAGAAGAATCTTTAAATGTAGAAAGAGTTTCAAAACAGTCTCCTATAATGAAAGAGTCAGAAAGACGTTCAAAAGTAGGAGAGACTGTACAATTTTTAGTATATTCTTCAGCTTTAAGTTTATTGCTAAAAATTGTACCTATACTTTTAAGTCTCTTAAAAGCCTCAAGTTTATTTTTACATTTATCTAGTTGAAGATCAGGAAACTCTTCTATAGCCTCAGCTAATTTAAGATCCTTAGCTACAGAAGAGGGACTTTTGTTAAGAAGCCTAGCTGTGTCAGTTTGATTCCAGCCAGGACTTGAGGGATCAGTGTGGAGTTTAACTCCATAAGTAGCTATTTGAAGATTGTTAATCTCTCTCATAAGAGCTACTTCTTCTACATACTCTAAGTTTTTACGGTCAAAGTTTTCTGCTAATTCAACCGCTCTGAAGTCTAGTTCTGTTATAGGCTGGTCTAGTAGACGAACAGGTATCTTAGACCAGCCTAGTTTAGTGACTGCTTTTAGGCGACGGCCCCCTGCAAGAAGGACAAAGGGTAAATCTGTCTCTCTGGAAAATCTGACTTTAGAAGCAAGTCCAATGGTTATAGGGTTGAGAAGTCCTTTGCTTTTGATAGAGTAGGCTAGTTGGTCTATATCTCCATAGTCTTTACGAAAGCGAGAGCCTACCTCAATTTGAGAGATAGGAATTTCGGGGGTTGGTAAGGTCATTTAAAGGCTCCTAAGATTAAGTTAGCTTGAGTAACATCTCAGCTATTTTAAGTTTTTGTTCTTGTGTTAAGGTTTTAGATAAAGTAGTTAAGTCTTGTTTCTTAGTTACTTTAGAAGTCCTAACTACTTTAGGCTTTAAAGTATCCTCACGCTTGCGACGGCGCGAAGCTCTTATAGAAGAAAGTAAAGTATAAACTTCCTCAAGGGAGAGTTGGCTGATAGAAGGACCTAAAGAATGTATAGTAGCCATTTAACATCTTCCAGTTCCGTTACATTTAGAACATATATCAGTTTGAGTAGTTACTCTACGAACTCCTGCACCTAAAGAAATTACTTTAAAAGGAGTTCCTCGCCTAGAGAGTTCTTCTATAAGCCATTTAATAGAAGATATATTACCACTAGTTATGTTTATATTACTAGATATATCAAGTTTATCTAGTATAGACTCTTTCCACAGTGTGTATGAAGTCATTATGGTTTAAGTTCCTTAAGTCTTTTTTCTAGTTCTTTAATTTGGGCTTGTTTAGAGTGTTTTAAACCTAAGTCTATTAAAAAAGTTATGTTTAAGTATTCGGTTGTTATTAGACTTAAAGCTTCTATACCTCCTTTGTCATAGAGTTCTATGATTCCGTTTACTAAAACTTGAAAAAGTGGTTTTTGAAGACCAAAAGGTAGAATTTGTAGTAAACGTTGATGTTGAGTAGGAGTTAGTTCTGCTGAAAGTCTAGGTCTATACATGTTAAAGTCTCTCTTTATTTTTTAGTTAGTTTTATCTAACTCTTTATAGAATAAAGGTTCTGACAAGGATTTGTCAGGATAATTTTAAGTTGTTAGGGATTTGCTCTCTTGAAAAATTCACTGAAGCAAACCCCTAACATAAATTTTTAACTTGAAGGTACTAGAAATTTATATATCTCGTTTTGTTCACCGTATCCCTCTTTAGTTACTTTATTCAGAATGGCCCAACCTGTTTTTCCGATCATAATATCCCAATTGAGGTCAGTAAGTCCAAAGCATCGTTTAAATTCCTCTATATTCCATTTAGCAGAATTTTTACGTTTAGGTTCCATGTCTTCAGAAGGAACAGAAAAGATTTTAGAAAAACCTTTAGAGGTTTCTTCTGAAGGGATATCAAAGATGATGATAAAATACTTTTTACCTTCAGATCCAGTACGCACTACTCTAGAAACTCCTTCTTCGTCAGTAGCTTTGCGTTGGCCAGTGATGCGAATAAGGTATTCTCCTCCTTCTACTGCAGAAGGTTCTACGGCATCAGAAGTATCAATGTTAAGGATAGTGTCTTCCATTGAATCTAATTCATCATAAATAGGTGACATGTAGTGGCTCCTTAGTTGGATTTAGTTGAGTTAAATTAAGTTTGGTTTAGTTAGTTTAATTGAATTAAAGTTAATTTGTAATATCACCTCCTAAAAGTTAAAGTTAAGTTTAGAGTTTTCAAGTTCTACGCCTTGATAGTACTCATCTATTCGATAAGATACTAAGTTTAAATCATTAGGAATTTGAGGTGGGAACATTCCATAGGGAGATTTGGCATTAGTTAGACCATCACTTTGAGTTTCGAAGTAGTAGCGGCGCTTACCGTCGGAAATCATTACTTCTGACCATAAAGTTATAGCAGAAAGACCCTCAGGAGTTCCTTTGTCATCGAGCATCTTTCCCAGAGTTTTCATCTTTCGCTTGGTGCCGGTGTCCTCCTCATGGCAGAGAAGAAAGACCTTAAGACCTCCACGAAGTTTAGGGGCTAGAGTGAGGATGTTCCAAAAGTTTTGGCCCATCTGGTTGAACTTGTCGTAGCCTTTTATGAGAGCCTTGGCCATAAACTCCATAGCCATTATATACTGAGCGTCGTCTATGATAAGATTAGTAAAACTTTCTTGACGACTCACCTCCATCATTTGACGACAGATAGTGGTGGACTCAGAAGTGATTAGCATGTTTTGGCCTAATCGGTAGGAAAGCCCAGAGGGGAAGGGTAAGATCTTTCCTATTACGTTAACGAGATAGGTGCTGGAGGGTTGAAGGTTACGTAGGGAGTAGGACTTCCCCCTACCAGACTCACCTATGATCATTATAAAGATAGACTTTTGGCCCTTGTAGAGGGACTCAGCTTCAGAGGAGGCTTGAGATGAGATGGTTGGGGTAAGTTCAGACATTTATATCTCCCTCTTTGTTGTAGTTTCTTTTTTAAGTTTCATTGTATAATGTTTATCCCACGTTTCTATAATCGTAGTTAGCTTAGAAAGTATCTCCTGTAGCACCTCCTTATCAGAGTCTGAAACCAAGTTACTATTTATCATATTTTTCATAGATGCTCTTGCCATAGTAAGTTGACCTAAACAAGTATTTCGACGAAAAGAAAAGTTTCTCCAGTCCTATAGGTTAGACAGTTGCGTAAATACATTTAAAAGTCTCCTAAAATATTAAAGTTTCACGAAGGTCCTCTTCAAGAGGATTCCAGAAGAAGGTCTCTAGGTCAGTAGGCATCCTCTGAATATGCTGGAGAGGATTAGGCCAGTTGAGACATAGGGGCATGTAGAGACAAGTACGGCCCCATGAGGTACAGTCTGTACCGTTGAGAGGAAAGGCCCGGAGTAGGTCTTCTTTGTCTGTAGAAGCACTAAGGTGCTCAAACTCCCTGTAGACTTGTCGAATCCACCACTTTGTAGTCTCTAGCCACTGAAACATCTGAAGGTTAGAAAGTTGAATGGGAAACCTACGGAGAATAAAGTCAGAGGCTTTAGTCTTTTTGAAACAAAGACAGTTTATGATTATTCCTGAAGTGTTTTCAGGAGGAACTAGGCAGTTAAGGACGTGAGTGTAGGTGCCTATTTGGGTAGAAAGAATGAAGTCGTTAGCTAAGTTGTCTGAGATGTAGTTAGAAGCAGTGGTTTTGTGTTCAAGAGAGAAGTATTTCTCAGTTTCGTTGTTGAAGAGTATGGTATCCATCTTAAAAGACATCTTATCAATGTGGGAGTCTGAAAGATGAATAGTACCACCAAACTCTGTCTTGTAGACAGTGAAGAGTTGTGGATCGTCCGAGTACTCTTTAGTAATGTAGCGAATAAGCATGTCGAAGAAACGTCCAGGAGTTTTTGGGCTGAAGATCTCGTCTGTGGCTTCTGAGAAACGAAGACGATACTCGGTGTTGAAGAGTTCAAGGGCATCCAGGACACTTTGAGTCCTATAACCGTTGAGGATGAGATGTTCCATGGCCTTGTGGACACATATCCCGAAGTAAAGATGGTTGTTAGGTGTGGATGATCGCCATCCTAAGGCATACTTGTAGAAAAAGCGACGAGGGCAGCTTTGGAAGGTTTTGAGTTTAGTTGAGTCCATTACTTCCATAGAAGGATGGAAAGGGATGGGGAGGTTGAGATCAAGAAGGTTCATTTAAAAACCTCCAAAGGTTCTTGTTTATAAAGATTAATATGTTTAGGAATTATTACCTCATGGTAAAACGTCTCTATTACCTTAGAGGCCTCTCTGAACTCCATAGTAGAGTTACCAAGTACAGACTGTAGGATGCAGAGAACAGCAGTGGATTCTCCTATACCTTCGTTGTAGAGGGAGACGATTTTACGGTAGGTTTCTTTTTTCATCTAGAACCTCCTCTAAAGATTTAGTTTTAATCCTCTATAGAGATAACTTTTGCTTCTAATATATCAAATCCACACATTTCGGTGTAAAATATAGCTACTTCTAAAGAAGGAGCATAGAATATTAAGTCAGGGGTTTGTAAGGAGGTTTTTATTCTGACTTTTGTATAATATTTTTTCATTCTAAGATCTCCTTTCATTACTGGCCACCAGGCCAGTCCTTTTTTTTAAATATCTAACTTTTGAAGTATATACTTTGTTGCCTTAGAAGCGGCTTTTTCAGGTATGTTTTCTGTTTGGACTACCTTAACACATACAGGCCAGTCTCTAGGCATGACTATAGTCCAATCTCCTACAGTTAAGTCAAGATCTGTAAAATAAGCGTAACTTTTGGACGGCAGAGCCGGTGTTAGTTGGTTCAAAGTGTACTAAAACTACTCTTCTGATTTTCATAGTGAGACCTCTTTAACGCTAAGGCGTTGCTTGGTTGAATTTTTCATGAAAGCAAGAGAAAGTTACCTTCTTGTGCTGACTTGAATACCTCCTTTTCTGTAATAACTCTTAAAGCCCGTGAGAAGAGCGGGACTTTTTCTTTAGTAGAAAGAGTTTGATACTCTACTTCTAAAAATAAGCGTCTTAGGCCAGTGTCTTTAAACTCTTCCCACCAGAGTTTACGTTCAGAGTGGGTGAGATGGCCTGCACCTACTCTGAAAATAGATCCTTCAAGGTCTCTACAAACAAAAGCACCTATCATAGAAAGAGAGGTGCCACTTTCTGAAATGGCCTCTTCTACATCCCAAATGGGGTAGATGTCTGTCTTCTTTGGCTTAAACTTCATCATGTGAGTAGCACGGCGACGAATGTAGAGAGCAAAGAGATTTCTTACTACAAACCCTTCGTAGCCTTCTGAGATTGCTTGGTCGTAAAAGTCATAAAGTTCCTTAATAGACCAACAGACTTTGGTCTGCACAGGGATTAGATAAGGGGGCCACTGAGTTAACTTCTTTAGAGTTGAGGTACGCTCAAGTTGAGATTGAGTTTCAATAGCTAGATCAAAGATATGAAGTTGGATACTAAGATAATCAGAAGATTGATTTACACGTCTACTAACTATAGAGTGAATCTGATTCTGATTTAGACCATGAGTGTAAAGTTCACCGTCATATTCACCTGGAGGCAAGTAGAGACCTGCCTCGTTGATGTGAGGAACAGAGGTGATTAGTTCCTCGGAAGATGAGAGTAAGAGACATCTCAAGCCTTGAGGTCCAGGTTCTACTAACATCCTACAACGCTCACCGTCTAGTTTAGGCTGAACCAACCAAGGAGGTTCCCAGGAGAGTATGCGCTTCTCAGAGAAAGGGTAACAGAGTTGGATTCCTGAGCGTGGGGCCACTTTAGTATCCCTCCAGATTCTGCTCCATAGGAAGACTTTGTAGCCTGCCTATGGCTAAGTTGTCCTTAAGAGAAGATGTTCCATACTGCTGACCACGAGCTAAGGCTCTTCGTAATTCATGAGGAGTGAAGATAGCTAGAGCCAGCCTCTTGGTGGTAGAGTTAACTTGTACAAAGGTAGGAAACACTACTTTTGAAAGTCCGTAGGTTCCGGTGTTGGGTATACAATGTTTTACCATCTGTGCTCCTTTT